TCATTCAACTTAATTTCCAATAAAAAATGTTCTCTGTCCTTCTCGGGGGCATCTTCCACATAGTCCGAAGATAGGAAATAATTTTGATTTTCACACAAATAATCGGAACTTTTTATTTTTAAATCTTCAGAAATATCCTCACAAATATTTTTTACGTAATAATGAAGATCCATAGAACGTCTCGCGTCTTCCACATGATCCTTAACGTTAAAGAATCGTTGACAAATGATGTTTCCCTCTAATGTTAATAGGAATTCAAATTTTGTGATGTCTTGTTGTTGTTGGTAGTTACTCATAACTTTTGATTTTAATTATTTTTTTTTTATTTTTTTCTTTTGTTGTTAATCGAAGGAATGGGTTTAAGAAATTAACGAATCCATCGTCTGATTTTGGTAATAGACTAAAAATTCCGTCGTCCCTCATCATTCTCATAGCATTTTTGTAAGACCTACCTTCTTGGTCCAAATTTTCATTTATTAGTAAATCTATGTTTTCTTTAGCCTCATCGGTTAAAAATGGTTCTTCCAAACTTACGATACGATTGTTTATATCAAAAAACTCCTCACCTAATACACCATATTTGGTAACACCTGTTAGTAAATTTGCAATAAGTTTGTTGTGTTTGTCTTGTTGAAAGATTTCCTCACATTTGTTCTTAACTTGTTCAACAGAAATTTGTTCTGTTTTTAGTTCAGGGAAAACAGATAAGAATCTTTTTACTCCCATTCCTCTTATGCCAGCAATGTTGTCTGAAGAGTCACCACACATCATCTTAACCAATTTAACATTTTCGATTAAGATTTCCTCGTGGTTATAAACAATTGTATCGTTTTGTTTGTAAAGTTTTCCGTGTGACGGATTGTAAATTTGTGTATTTTTTGAAACGAGTTGTGTAAGGTCTCCGTCTGAAGAATAAACTATTTTGTTTTCTTTAGGGGAATTTTGAGTATAGTAAGCGATGTTGTCATCTGTCTCACAATACTCATATTCTCCTTGTCTTACAAATAATTCCTCAAGATATTGTTTCACTCTATCTCTTTGGTAAGAGTAAGAACTAATCTCTTCTTCAGAACGGAGTCGTGATTTTCTGTTTTCTTTGTAAGGTGCGTAAATTTTTTTACGAGTTTGAGAACCTTCCAATCCATCCCAAAATACTACTATCTTGTCTAAATTGTACGTCTCAAATGTTCTTCTAAGAGTATTAAGAAAATGATATATTCCTCCAATATGTTCTCCCTTATGAAAGGCGTTTTTAACGCCATAGAAACCAATCGTAAGTAAATTGTCACCATCTACTAATAAAACAGACATTAAATAAATTTATTATAAATCACTTTCCTCTGTTACAACTTGTGTGTCCAAGATGTCTGTAACATTAACACCTAATTGTTTACCGATGTACTCTCCGTTATCACGTTTGTACTCTTCGATAGAACGTTTTTCTTCAGTATCGTCTTTACCATGCATAAATCCTTGTGGAGTTACCAAGATACGACCATCCTCATATCCACCACCATTGATGTGGTTCTTACTGATTGAGATTTTGGTACGTGTTGCGATTCTGATTTTTCTCTTATCTTTAGTGATAGAGATTTTGGTAGTTCCCGCACCTTTTTGGTTACCAAATAAGAACACTAATGATGAGTTTAACCAAATGGCTTCACCACCTTTAGCTTTAATTTTTGGTTGTCCAAAAGGATTGTCAGGTAATTCTACCCAAGGTTGGTTAACGATAACCAAACTGTTTGTGTAAGGTTTATCTGTTCTTCTTGAACCTGAAATACGTTGATTGATACCCATTCCAATTTTATCTGCCAAAACAGATGCATTGTGTTGTTTACCACCTTTACCATCATAAGTCATCTTACAAGGAACTGAACCAACTGAATCCCAAAGGAATAATAAGTCATAAGGAATATCACCCTTTTCTTGTGCATCCATCAATTCATTGATATAATCTGTGATTTGTTCAATGTATTCGAAATCACTATTGAAAAGGTATTCACCATCTTTATCAAATCCCATTAACTCAGCGTGTTCCCAACTCCATTTTTGTTCTGTAATAATGAACACAGGAAGGATTCCTTTCTTTTGCGCATCAACCGCCGTTTTTACTAAAGCCGTAGTTTTACCCGTATCACTATGTCCTAATAACATATTGATGTGACCCATTGCGGGACCTGGTATACCCGTAGCTTCATTAAACGCATCTCCTAAGTCGAAGAAACGGTCAGCTTTATATTCAGCTTCTTTTGAGAATTTCTTCTTGATTGCCGAAAAATCTGTTTTTTTAATACCTGCCATAATTTGTTGTTTGAAAAAGTGGGACCCTTGATGTTATCTCAAGTCCCCCTATGATTTAATTAAAAAGGTAATTCCTCATCCGCCTCATCTTCAGCCTGTGGGTCAACCACTGGTGTTGATGATTTTGGTGCTGAAATTGTTTCTTCAGCTGTTGAATTTGAAACCCATTTGTTGCTATTAGTGTCCCAACGTGGAACTTCACCTTTTGCAATCATTTCTAAGTAGTCTTCACCTTTCTTAGAATAAACGTCAGACCAAGTTGTCTCATCATCTAACCACGTTTTTGCAACATTTGCATCTGTGTGTAATGGACTTGCGTCATCGTTTAATACTGAATTAATAACGGTGTATTCTTTACCTGTTCCCGCTTTAGTTAAAGCCAAAGATAAGATTAAGTCACGACCATTTTCAGGACTTGTAACATCACCTTTGTTACGGAAAATAGGGAAGATTTTATCGATAACACCATCACCTTTAGCGTTGTGTTTAAATCTCCAAAACTTAGGACCATCTTGTTCGTGGTCACGGTCAATTACTTTTACAATGTAAAATTTACGAGAACGATAGTTACGTGCTAATTCTTTATCAGAATCCACACCAGTCATCATTAATCCTTCGTAAACCTCGTTCAATGGTGAACGTTTACCTTCTTGTGCTGGGTCATATAATTTTACCCACTTTCCATCTACCTGTACTTCGTGAAATTTAACTTCTACGAATGGAGAACTACCATCTTTAGTAGGTAGGATACGGATACGTCTTTCTTCACCCTTAGAACCCTTAGGTAATACGGTTGTAAAATAACGTTTCATACGGTCCTCTGAGGACATTTTGTTAGAATTGCCACTTGTGGCGTTCTTGTTCTTCTCGTACTGTGCTAGTACTGCATCAAATGTTGACATAATAAGAAATTTAAGTTATAAAATGTTTATAGTAAAATATACATAAAAAAAACCGAATTGAGAAATCCGGTTTAATATATTTTCAAAGTATTTTTTGATTGTTAACAAGGAACCGATGGGTTAATTGTTTGTGTTGAAACTAATCCCGAAGTTACTAATACATCATCTTTATAATAACCTAATACCGGTACATTTGTTTTTCTTGATAATAACCACGAAATATATGATGGTCCTGCCGCATTAAAGGAATAAGTAAAATTACGTTCTGTTGTATTTCCACAATTATAACCATTCGTTATCACTACAACAACTTTATTGTTATATGATGCATTTGCACCTGTATTCCCTGTTGCCGCAGCTAAATCTGTTGCACTAATACTATAGTTATACGATTGAAATAATTGTACCACCGTAGGTGTTGGAGTTGCGGTTGCAGATAATGTAGCCGTTGGAGTTGGGGTTGGTGTATCTGTAGGAACTGGTGTTGGGGTAGGAGTTGGGGTTGCCGTTGGAACGGGACCTCTTGTCTCCAATAATCCCCAACGGATAGTATAACTACCGTTAGTACCCATAAAATCATTTCTTTGACTAATACTATATCCGTAATTCTCAGATAAGTCATCAATCATTGATTGATTCAAATATTGACCGTCGACAACAATCATAAATTTACCTTCAGATGTTGCACTATTAACTAACGTATTAATATACGATAATGAACCGGTTACTGTGTCTGAATTATTTTTAGCTGTATATGATGATCTCATTGTTCTTTATAAATTTTATAACCCGAATCTATCCTTATGGAATTCATATTTTCTAGCAACTTCCAAACCTGATAAGTCACCATCTAATAATTCAAATCTACTTAAGGTAAAATCTCCGTATGTTCCATCTCCATTATTTGTACCATCCGCTTGACCTAATTGATAATAAATTGGGCCAGGTGTTGGTTGGTTATTATATGGTTGATCTCTTGTTAATGTTGTTGATCCCGCGTCGATACCGTTAACGTATGCTCTCATTGTGGTACCATCATATGTTAAAACAACGTGATTCCATTGATTAAATGATACATCTACTGAAGATTCAAAACTAATTAAACCACCGTCCCATAAACTAAAGTTAAGATTACCACCAACTAATTCAATAATTGAATTGTGCCATCCCGCTAAACTTGTTTCACCTAAAATGATACCGTTGCTTGATGCGTTTATCGACATAACCGCAGCAAATGCGGTAGATTTGTTTGGTGCCGTACCAGGGAAGTATTGTGCTAAATTGTTATTATTAATCAAATATTGTGATGATGTACTATTAAATGAAATAGTTCCACCATATTGGTCAGAATATAATGGAGAACCGTGAAGTGTTGCATT